CCTTATAGTTTAAATAATTCCCTTGTTGGTTTTGTAGAAAAAGTAAAATTATCTTTTTGTATATCTAAGCTTTTATGAATATACTCAAAGATTTTGTCAATTTCTTCTTGCTTATATTCATAGATACTTCTATTTGATGTATTGCCAATAATTCTTATCTTATCAACAATCTCATTTGTTCTTCTTTCAGCGACTTTCTTGAATCTAACTCTTCTTTCTTCTTTCTTAACTTGAGCGTTGTAATTATCGCTCATAATAGTTCTCCTAATATATAAATTACTGACAGTGTGAAAAGCACACCGACCACAAAACCTACTCGTCTTTCTTTTCTTTCGCTGATGTTTCTTCTGCTTCTTGTCATTACTTTTCTCCTTGATATTGAATTGTACAAAATTGTACATTCGGGTATCGCCTATCCGAAACCAGTAAGGCTATAGGTCTGCCTTAACTACCTTGCAGTTTTTAGGTAAGTATTTTTCCTCCCATGTTGTTACCCATAATGTTGGTATTGTTGTATCCCAATCAGGCGTTTTGCCAAATAATCCATCAGTAAATACTATGATTGCTTCGGCAGTTATATTCTCAGATGATAGATACTCAATAATACATTCAGGTCTAGTACCACCCCCACCTGTTGGCTTGAGCATAGAATGTATGTTGTCATAATTACCTGAGAATATTTGCTCCCCTGTAACCTTTGTGTCCCACCATAACACCCTCACCCTCTCAGGATTCGTAGCAGTACATATGTGTTGTAGTTCACTAGAGAATGCATCTAGTGACACTGCACCCGAACCAGATACATCTACTGATACTATGAGTTCCCCTAGTGTTTCCTTGATAGTGCTTGGTAAGTAGATGTCATTCGCTATGTGTCTTTTGCTGAAAGGTCTCCATGCATATTCTTCTGCTCCCTTTACAGTTTGACTAACAAAGTCCATAGTTACTTCTTCCCAATTAATCACAGGTTGTAACATTTCCTTGACTACTTGTGGTATATCTCCCCCTAATTTTCCTACCACCATGCCCCCCTGTCGTACTACCTCTTCAATCTTTTTGTCTAATTCTTTACGTTGTGCCTGAGACATGGGCGTTTCTTTCTCGTCTTTGCTACTACCTGTTGGTGCTCTATGCTCATCAAGAGTATTAGTCTCAGGATTTTTACCCTCTTTCTTTTGTTTCTTTAAGTCTCTAAGTACCTCATTAGTAGACCAATTGTGATACTTCTCATCATACAGTCCGCCCTCAGGCATTTTCATGAAGGGCGTTATGTACCCACCCTCTTTACTTTTTGCCTTATGACTCTTGTTAGCTTCAACAAGCATGTCATTAAGAACATAATCTGCTGATGCATTAGTGAGTTCCGCATCTTCTTTCATCTGTGCACCAAAGCGTGTTACGTGGCGTAAAAGAATGTGTCCATTCTCATGACCGACTAAGAAGTTCACCTCATCTTGAGCTAAGTTATCTATAAATTCACGACCATAATATTTATCTATCCCATCTGTGTAAGCAGTAGGACAATTATCATCTAAGACCACACTCTTACCCATCATGATAATCCCTGACATAAGAGCAGTAATTGGGTTACTCATCAGAGTTACATGTGCTTTTTGAATTTTAGCTTCCGCTGTCATTCCATTCATTTGATTCTCCTATGTAGTATTTTAGAATAAGTCTGAGTTTTCTTCTGCCCATTTAGTTATCTCTTTGACTCCGCTTGCTATCTTCTTAGTCTTCTTAGCCTTCAAGACTTGAGTAAAGAATATAGCGTGCATTTCTCTTGATGGGAATCGAGTAACATAAGCCAACACATTCCTACAATCTTCGGCGTTCTCAATCCTATCTAACGCTTGGAATATCAACATGAGTTGAGCATTAGTATCTTCAGGTACATCAGTTGTTTGAGGATTATCAAAGATATCTTTCCAATCAGGTAATACTTTCTCTAGTGATAGAAAGGCACTGAATTGAGAAGCCGCACTCTTACCTATCGTCCCTGCTAGTGCACACATCAAGGCATTAGGTGTCATCTTATCTTTAGCTGAGATAATAACTGACGACTTAGCTAATGAGCGTGGCGAACAGAAAGATAGCTGATGTTTCTTAGGTTGGAATATGTATGGGTTGTCATCTTCATTCCCATCTTTGTAACTCGCTAAACAAGTTGGAAACATATGTACCCATGCTCTGACTAGTGGGTGTATACCATTATCAGTTGCCCATTGAATCCATGTTTTTGCATTAGGTTTTTCCATCTGTAATAAACACACACGATTACCTGCATGAGCCAACATGGTATCTCCTAGTCCATCAGTCTCATTGTTAGAGGTGCCGAATACTATCGAACCCTCAGGCAATGGGGTGTCACCAATACATCTCTCTAGCATGAGTCTAGTGAATATAACTTGTAGCATTTTTGGTGCTTTCATAAACTCATCAAGCAGTATAATTTTAGGCTTGGGCGATTCTAATTTAAAGATAGAACCATTGTAGTTCTCTAAAGATTTTGTAGCATGATTAGGTATTGTCATAGCAATGTCCGACATATCTTTTACTGGACAATCAACATACACATAATCATACTTGTCACCTAAGTCTTGCTTCATCATTTCGAGTAAAGATGTTTTACCACACCCTGCTTCCGACTGTATAATCGGAGTTAGTTCCTCACCAATAGTTGGTATGAGTGTTCTTAGTTCATTGATTGATACTTGCATTTTATTTCTCCTATATAGCAATGTACAATTTTGTACATCGTGATTAATTAAACTTACTTAAGATTGATGTTAGCTCGTCCTTCACTAACTCCCTTGTTGCTTCACCCTCTTTTAGGTGTTCGATACTTACACCACCTAATACTTTCTCTAGTGATACTACTGCTTCCACCAACGCTTTAGATTCGCTACTATCTACAGGTTGGAATTCTTGGTATGACTTGCACAGTTCTTTTGCTTTTGTGATAGTCTTATCATAGATTTTCCGCTTCTTGATAACTGTCTCCCCATTCTTATTCTTGTATTCCGAATACCCACAACAATGGGCAATATCTTTGATAACCTGTGTAACTTCTTTCGTCTGCCTTTGAACCACTCCATGTATTATTCCCTCCACTTGTTGTTGGTGCTGTTGAATTAAATCATCAGCAGTATCTTGAGCAATTGCACATCTAAAATCTTGCTCAGGTACTTCCGATACATAAAGATTACATTTGAATTTTGCTCTCACTTGCTCTACTGATGGATAGTCTTGAATGTTAAACATCTCCCCTTGACTAAACGCCATTTTAGTTTTTATGGTGTCATAGTTATCACAGAATTTGTCCAGTAACTCTTGGAACGTCTGTTCGTGATAGTTGTATTCCTGCTTAAACTTGATTAGTTCTGTAACAGGTAACAGTTGTTGCCCTTGATTCCAATCATAGGTTGAACGTTTTAACCATGTATATATTGCCTGTCTATAGTTCATTAATTCTCTGTGATGTGGATTGTTAGCTAAAAGATTCTTAGTAAACTTACCTGCATCAGCAGATGCTTTCTTTGCTGTTGTAACTTCAGAAGATATTCCTCTGTCTTGCTTAGTAGCTGACCACACATTTACATCTACTGCCACCAAAACCGCTGACGACGCTAGTGAAACAATGTGACTACTTTTCAGTTTGTTTTCCATTTGTTTCTCCTTTTTAATGAAATCGGAATGTACAAAATTGTACACTCCGACCTTGACGCTCGAAACCAGTGAGTACCTAGTATCCTGATTTCACTTCCACACAGTGCAACACTGCACAAGTGTTCTGTTTTTTGACTGCCGACATTGAAATGTACAAAATTGTACATTCCGACCTCGCAACCTCTGATTCTATAGTTTAATTTCTCACTCATTATTATAAGTATAGCATACTTTACCTTAGTTGTCAATGGTCTGATATATGTATTTTTGAGACTACTCACAAAGCGGGGGAGCAACTTAAAACTATCATTTAATATATGTTTTCGTGTTGATATATATGTGAGGGCGGGAGTTTGTATGGTCTAATACTAAATGATGTAACACCTATCTAGTTTACGTAGGGCTGGAATGTACAATTATCGTGTTCCAAAAATACCTGTGTTCCAAAACCTAATTACCTTACTAATTCTACAGAACGTGGTTGATTGCTGAGGGATAAAAAAGGTTAACTAGTTGTTTTCTTTATATATAAATATTATTTTATTATTCTATAGTTAGTCTTTTGTTCCAATGTTCCAATGTTCCAGTCATTTTTAAGGGCGTTAGGTTGCAAGTCTAATATACGTTACACTGCGAAAAGGAGACCCCTGAGGACTACCTTTTTCTCTCCCCATGTCCCCTATGTAAAACCACTGGAACATTGGAACATTTTATGTAAGCTGTTGATATCTCTAGCATAAAGCGTTCCAATCGTAGCTCAGTAAGTTGGAACATTGGCTCATGTGCGTGGAACATTCGTAGTGTCAGTTCTGATATTAATTTGATGACACTTAAGAGTGCAGCCTCGAATACGCCACACTTATAAGTGTCACCAAAGATATAATTTAATGACACGATGTAGGAAAGTACAATTTTGTACACTCGGAGGTCGGCATTATCGGGTCGGCTGGTGCGGAAGCTCGCTCGGTAGCTTACTGGTCTCGATACAGGACTGTCGTATACTACGATGATATCGTTATGATGAAAGAATGTCTCTCGTGATAATCCTTTGATGAGAACCGAAGTGGGGGCTAGCTAGGTGAGTACAAAATTGTACATTGGGGAACTCGCTCGCGACTCGCTCGCTACCTTACTGGTTTCGAAAGTCGAGACCAAAAAAAAGGGAAGAGACCGAAGTCCCTTCCCAAATTTTCTTAAACAGTGTTGCACTAAATAACTAGGATGCTATTTAGTTTTACTAGCCAATTTTTTCAAAGTAGCCCAAGCCATATTCATGGCTTCGCGTGTATCAGCGTCATAAGTTTCCTCATGAGATACTTTGTTGGCAGTGCCTAGTTGCACTTTAGAAGCTTTACTTATAACTTCAGTGAAGCGTTCTTGCCACTCAGCTGGTGGTTCAGGGGTCACATCAAACTGCTCTTTAATGACTTCAAGCATAGCAGTAGCACACCACTGTCTTGAGCGTCGTATCGAAGCATCAGTCGGTTTATGGACTGGCTCAACAAAAGCCTTTAATGATTTGTTGGCTGGATTTTCTTTCAGCGATTTTTTGCTATCAAGATTTGCTATTTTGATACCGTCATTCGTAACATGTTTCCAACACTCTACAGAGCCAAGTTGCATGGTCTCTCCACCCTTTACGAAGTCCGCTACTACATCAGTCCAAACTCCGAAAGAGTTTATACCAATAAGTTTAATGAACTTCTTACCACCTTTACTTGCGAACCCTTGACAGTAACCGTTATCCATTGCGGATATAACTTTCTCGGTTCTGTTACCTAATAACTCTTTGCAGAGTATCTTAGCGTCTATAGCTGATTTGGATTTCTCCAAGTTAGTTATAGTTGCAGGGCTAACGATTGGTAAAAGTATCTCGTATATACCATTAGCAGTATCTGCCATAGTTGAACGAGCTATTGTTGCACCAGCACATAAAGCTGTAAGAGCCTTTAGCGATGGTTGTTGCATGGATAATTTATCCATAACGTTCTCCAAAATCAGAGAAGCTAATGAGAAGTCCTTAGCTTCTCTGTAGTACACAAATCAAAGAGACATATCAAAATGATTTATCCCTGATTTGATAACTACACTTTACCAATTAAAAATCAAAATGTCTCACCTCGTTTAATCTAATGTGAAAATGTACAAAATTGTACATCGCTATACCCACCGCCCCCCTATGCACCCAAAAATTCGAAGACGACTACGGACCATACACACTCTAATATACACAAATAATCCCAAACAATTTCAAACCCACCCCCGTCACTTTACTAATGGCAAACAAAAAAATATTTTTAGCAAAAAATCTCAAAACACGAATGAGACTCAATAACACATTTAGAAACAAAGGGTTGTATACTGCGGTATGCACAATATATCTATATACACAATGCTCTTTCTTCTCCTACTTGGTTATTGCCTTTCTTTGGTTTCTTAGTTATACTCTGATTAACAGCTGCAAAGACTAATCACAAGGTGTACAGCGACACATGTCAGATAACAACCAAACGGTAGTAATGCCGCACATAGATGATGATATTCCGTTACCAAAAAACGCAACCGAAGCATTGCCTGAAATGACTGTGGCTCAAGAAATAGAAGCAAGGACTAATACAATTAAATTATTATCAGATATAACTGACGAAGTTATAGAACCAACTACAGAGGATATGGAGAAAGCCGAGGGACTAGCACAAGAGATGATGGCTAACCCTGATATCCGTCCAGAGTTTGATACTTACCCTAATGAAACAATGGCTTATCTTGCAGGCATGGTTGCCCAGACTAACTGCATGTTAGTAAAAGATATGGCAGACTTTAAACTCCACGTACTTAACCGCGCTGTACAAGAAGCAGAAACTGCTAAATCCTCAAGAGAACGTTTAGCTGCACTGCGTATGATAGGAGAGATAGATGGGGTGGATGCATTTAAGAGAAGAACAGAGATTACGCACATTACTAAGTCAGGAGAAGAGTTAGAAAAAGAACTAAGGGAAACAATAGAACAACTTAAAGGCAGAGTAGTTGAGGGTGAAGTTATAGAAGACGAAGACGAAGACGAAGATGATTAGTGAAGAGGACTTAGATTTACTACAACAATCGTTACCTAATATGTCAGATAATGAAAGACGTAAAAGCTTATCGTTATTAAAAGATTATAAGAAAGACTTAATTAAAACACAGGGTAAGGCAAACTTCTTAGATTTTATTAAGCATGTCTATCCCGATTATAAAGTAGGAGCACATCATGCAAGACTTGCTAAATTGTTTGAAGAAATTACAGATGGAAAAAGAAAACGAGTTATCGTCAATATCGCGCCTCGTCACGGAAAATCAGAACTCATATCATATCTGGCTCCGGCTTGGTTTTTGGGCAAGCATCCAACAAAAAAAGTTATTATGGCATCTCATACAGCTGACCTTGCAGTTAACTTCGGGCGTAGGGTCCGGAATCTCGTGGGCTCAGACCCTTATAAAGATGTATTCCCCGATATCAGCTTGCAAGCGGATAGTAAATCGGCTTCGCGTTGGGGCACGAACTTTAATGGCGAGTATTTTGCAATTGGGGTTGGTGGTGCTTTGGCTGGTAGGGGTGCCGACCTATTCATTATTGATGACCCACACTCAGAACAAGATGCAAAACTGGGTAAATCGGATGTCTTCTTACCAGCTTGGGAATGGTTTCAGTCCGGTCCGCTTCAGCGTCTTATGCCTGGTGGTGCTATTGTTGTTGTAATGACAAGATGGTCTAAATTAGACCTAACAGGACAGATAGTTAACCAGATGATTAAGAATGATGAAGTAGACCAATGGGAAGTAGTAGAGTTTCCAGCTATATTGGAAGATAAACATGGTAATGAAGTACCATTATGGGCAGAGTTTTGGAGTATTGAGGAGTTACAGGCTAGAAGAGCTGCTATTGATACACGATATTGGAATGCTCAGTACATGCAGAACCCAACATCGGAAGAAGGAGCACTTATTAAGCGAGAATGGTGGAATATATGGGAAGAAGAGGACCCACCAACTTGTGAATTTACTATTATGACTCTAGATGCTGCACAAGAAGCTAATAATAGAGCTGATTACAACGCATTAACTACATGGGGCGTATTTTTTAACGAAGAAACAAATAACTACGCTATAATACTATTAAATGCAATAAAAAAACGACTAGAATTTCCAGAATTAAAGCAATTATGTATTGAGGAGTACCAGGATTGGGAACCTGATGCATTTATTGTAGAAAAAAAATCAAATGGCGCAGCTATTTATCAAGAATTTAGAAGAATGGGTATTCCAGTAGGTGAGTTTACTCCAGGTAAAGGACAAGATAAGATAAGTAGAGTAAATGCTGTATCTGATTTGTTTAGTGGGGGTGTAGTATGGGCTCCCGATAGACGATGGGCACATGAAGTAATAGAAGAGTGTAATGATTTTCCAGCAGGGGCAAATGATGACTTGGTGGATGCTACAACGTTGGCTTTAGCACGTTTTAGGCAGGGTGGATTTATTCGCTTGCCTAATGATGAAGAAGAAGATATACAGATGTTTAAAGGACGTAAACATAAGAGGCTATATGCAATATAATATAAGGAAAATTTTATGAAGGGCGTTAAACACTACACCAAAGATGGAAAAGAACATATGGGCTCATCTCATAAGATGAGCGATGGTACACTACACACAAATAAAGCTCACACTAAGACATCAAAGAAATTAGTACATTTTAAAGACTTATCACAAGCAGCAAAAAAAAGAGCTAAGGGATAAAATTATGGCGGATATAGATAAAGGATTATATGCAGCTCCAGTCGGAATAGACGAAGCCGCAATTGAAGAACAGGCTATTGAAATTGAAATAGAAGACCCTGAAAAAGTTACTATTAATATTGGGGATGAAGAAATAGTTATTGACCCTGATGCAATGGAAGATGATGAGTTTAATAAAAATTTAGCCGAAGACCTTGATGAAAAGTATATGGCTACTTTATCGTCTGACTTGCTAGAAGACTTTAGTAATGATGTTAACTCTAGAAAAGACTGGCTAGAAACTTATGTTGATGGCTTAGAACTTTTAGGGCTTAAAATGGAACAAAGAACCGAACCGTGGGAAGGTGCATGTGCTGTTTATCACCCATTACTCTCAGAAGCTCTAGTTAAATTCCAAGCAGAAACAATGATGGAGACTTTCCCTGCTGCGGGTCCAGTTAAAACTTCTATTGTAGGTAAAGAAACTGATGAGTGTATCGAAGCTGCTCAACGAGTTCAAGAAAATATGAACTACCAGCTTATGGATAAAATGCCTGAGTATAGACCTGAGCATGAAAGAATGTTATGGGGTTTAGGACTAGCGGGTAATGCATTTAAAAAAGTTTATTATGACCCAGCACTAGAAAGACAAGTATCTATCTTTGTACCAGCTGAAGATATGGTTGTACCTTATGGTGCATCTAATCTAGAAACAGCCGAGCGTATTACTCATGTTATGCGTAAGACAGAACAAGAAATTCATACTCTACAACATATGGGTTTTTACCGAGACGTAGAACTTGGTGAACCAGCTTATGACTTAGACGAAGTAGAGAAAAAAATAGCAGAACAAATGGGCTTCGATGCCACTAATGATGACCGATATAAAATATTAGAAATGAATGTTAACCTTGACCTAGAAGGTTATGAAGATGAAGATGATGATGGTGAAACAGGAATAGCTTTACCTTATATAGTTACTATTGATAAAGGTACACAAGAAATATTATCAGTTCGCCGTAATTGGAAACAAGAAGACAGTCAACAAAAACGTCGTGAGCATTTTGTTCACTATGGTTATATCCCAGGATTTGGTTTCTATTGCTTTGGACTAATTCACCTTATAGGTGGGTTCTCTAAATCAGGAACTATGTTACTTCGTCAGTTAGTTGATGCAGGTACACTATCAAACTTACCAGGTGGATTTAAAGCTAGAGGTTTACGAATCAAAGGTGATGATACTCCAATTGGTCCAGGAGAGTTCCGTGATGTAGATGCTCCCGCAGGTTCAATTAGAGATAACATAATGATGTTGCCTTATAAAGAACCAAGTCAAGTGCTTGCGGGTTTGATGGATAAGATTGTTGAAGAAGGTAGACGCTTTGCTTCTGCTTCAGATATGAAAGTATCTGATATGTCAGCTAACTCTCCTGTAGGTTCTACACTTGCTATTTTAGAAAGAACATTGAAAGTAATGTCAGCAGTTAATGCTCGTATCTATTACTCTATGAAGAAAGAGTTCTTACTATTAAAAAATATTATTAGAGACTACTCAGACCCTAACTATCAGTATGACCCTTCAACAGGAACACCAGGTGCTAAACAGTCTGATTATAATAAGGTCCAACTTATTCCCGTAGCTGACCCTAATGCTGCAACAATGGCACAGAAGGTTGTACAATATCAAGCAGTTATGCAAATGGCTCAACAAAACCCCGACATTTATGACTTACCTGAATTAAACAAGCAGATGTTAGAAGTATTGGGTGTTAAAAATGTAAACAAACTTATTCCTGACGATGATAACGTTAAACAAATAGACCCTGTGTCAGAAAATATGAATATTATTAATGGTAAACCTGTTAAGGCATTTCTTGACCAGGACCATGAAGCACATATAGCTGTACATATGGCGTTTGCACAAGACCCTAAGATAAGACAAATGGTAGGACAAAGTAAAAAAGCGGGAATGATTGAAGCAGCGATGGAAGCTCACATTGCAGAACATGTAGCCTTCCAATATAGGATTGAAATTGAAAAACAATTAGGTGTTCCGTTACCTCCAGTTGATGAGGCATTACCTACAGATATTGAAAATGATATAGCTAGACTTTCAGCAGCAGGAGCAGATAAATTATTACAAGCTAATAAAGCTGAAGCTCAACAACAAAAAGCTAAACAACAAGAAGAAGACCCAATCATTCAAATGCAAAAAGCGGAGCTTCAAATTAAACAACAAGAAGCTCAAGTTAAAGCAGAGAAGACTAAGGCTGATATTCAACTTGATATAGCAAAACTACAGTTAGAAAAAGATAAAGCTACTGTTAATGTAGAACGAGATATGGCATTAGCACAGGCTAAAATTACTTCTCAAGAAACTATTGTTGGAGCTAACATAGGAGCTAAAGCTGAGATGGAGCAAAAACAAATAAACACCAAAGAAGTTTTAGAAGGTGCAAAACTAGGTGCGGCGGCAATAAATAAACAAAGAGATATTGCCTTTCGCGAAAAAGAATCTCAGGCGCGTAATGCGGCTCAGGTA